GATAAATTAAAAAATAAATAACAAGGAGAAGATATATGACTGAATACCCACCAAGTGGCTCTTTATTCGAGGCACGAAATAAGAAATCAGAAAAAAGTCCGGACTACACAGGGTACATGGAATTGTCTAATGAGGTTATAGACGATCTTATCAAACAAAAAAATGATGGAGTTTCTAAACCTAAGTTTAATCTTGTTGGTTGGAAGAAGATGAGTTCAAAAAGTGGAAAGGCTTTTCTTTCTATTCGGAGCAATGTATTTGAGGAATACAATGCAAACAAGACTCAAGGCAATAGCTTTGGCTCTAATAACAACACCACTATTAACAGAAATACATCAGCGATAGCGAGTACTATTGATGATGATGAAATACCATTTTAGGGAGATATTAATGGAAAGCACAATACCTAATATAAATTTTGAGGCTGTCAAAACATCTATGATGCAAGACAAAAATGGAACAAACATTAAACTTACTATTCATCCTAATGATGTTCCGGAGCAACTGCACAAGGATTGGGTAGGCTCTAGATATGTGGTTGCCATGGTTAAAGTGAATGACGATGGTACACCGGAAGAAAGGAAAGATAATGACATTAAGGAAATCTGAAAACAATGCTGATGTTAGTGCTGATTTTTTAACAATAGATGCTGTCGCTAAATATTTGTCTATAAGCAAAATGTCTGTTTATGGATTGATAAACAATGAGGGCAGAGAATTCCCCAAGTCCTTTAACATTACTAAGTCTGAACAAAGGCAGAAAAGACTTTGGGATAAACAAGAAGTAAAGGATTGGCTGTTAAAACAACGATCCGAAAACATTACATAAACTTTTATGTCTAGGGTAATGTACGAATCCCCAAAGAACTTGGGAGAAGAACAAAATGCTTTAAGATACATCTCACAAAAGTGGGGTGTATCTTATGCCAAACTACCAATATCATACAAATTAGATTATACGATGTATCGCAATGGTACACATATAGGGTTTACAGAAGTCAAATGTAGAACCAGCAGATTAAACGATTACAAAACATATATATTATCTTTATCTAAAGTAAAAGAAGCTAGAATATTAGCAGATATGACTAACACAAAATCTTTATTAATTGTTTGTTGGTCTGATTATACGGGCTGGATAAACCTAAGAAGTGAATTTATAATAAAACAAGGTGGAAGATCAGATAGAAATGATTGGCAAGATCAAGAACCTGTTTGCCATTTCAATATAAATCAATTTAAAATAATAGCTGAAACAAAAAACTTTATGTAAAGTTTTACTCTATTGTCTCGGCAGCCAAAATAAGAGGAGAGGAAAAAATATGAAATTAGCAGATGGATTAGAGAAAGCCTTTATAGGCAGTACAATAAGTGCCTTCGACAGAAAGCAAGTTGCTTTATACGATTACAACAAATGTATTCTTATACTTTCTCACGATCATGACATGACGGAAGAAGAAGCTATGGAGTACTTTGATTACAACGTGATTGGCTCTTGGGTGGGCGATGACACTCCTGTATTTATTAACCAACATCAAATAGAAACAATAGAAGATTATTTAGAGGATGATTCAGAATGACAGATAAAAAAGCACATAGAAAAAATACATTGGTTAAGGCTAGTGCTATAATTACTGGGGAAAGAGCAATCGAGTACGGAGATGCTTATGAGAACCATGCAAGGATAGCAAAGATATGGTCTGTGCTGTTGACGAAGGATATTACTGTAGAACAAGTTTATCAATGTATGATAGCAGTTAAGTTGTCTAGACTAATTGAAACTCCAAATCATGAAGATAGCTATGTGGACATATGTGGCTATTCGGCTCTGGCATCAGAAGCCATGGACAAAAAAAATACGTAAAGTTTTGAAATAGGAGTAGTGCCGTTACTATCATAGATAGAGCTTTACTGCTCCTTTAAACCAACTTGCCTCATTAAAACAACACCGGTCTTCATAAGACCCTGAATCTTTTCAGTTCTAAGTTTTATAAGTTTTGTTCTAGTTTCATCCGGTATTCTTAAATTTCTTTCCAACTCACGAATTTGCCTTAACAATCTATTTCTAGCATTGTCTATGGCTTTAAATCTTCCATATATACTTAACTCATCTGCGTATTTAGCCCTAACACCTCTTACTTCATTAGCATCGCCTTTTCTACTAGCCAATTCCAACCTAGCAAATATCGTATATAGACCTTTTCTGTTTTCTAAATAAGTTGATGTGTCCACTCTTTCTGATGGTGATGCGATAAGTTTCCTTACAAAAGGTATTCTTTGTTCTAAGTTACCCTCAAATTCTCCACTTAATACATCAGGTACAGTTGAAAATACTAAATTACCAAGTCTATTGACTGTAGCACCAGCACCACCAATGGCAAACTCTATCCAATACTCCAAAACATCCGGAGACATATCTATAAATCCACTCTCTACTTCATCTCCTCCGGATATTGTGTTGATGATGTCAACGACAGCTTTTGGTATTACACCTGTGTTGCCCCAATATTGTTGGCTATCAGGTCTAGGCGAAGATGCGTACATAGGACTTTCTTTATATATAGGAGCTTGTTTATAATTTTTATTAATTGCTAACTCAGCAAGTGGGTCAAGAAATGTAGGGGTTGCATATGTTTGCCAATTCTCTATAGCTCCAAATGGGCTTAATGTTTCCATAGTTGTGTTAAATATTGAATTGCTTGTCTGACCAAGTGTATACTCTCCTCTAGTGTACCTGCTTAACGATCTTCCTAAGTTAACAGCCATATTTAGTCCGTATGCCAAAGGTATTTTTATAAATTTTTCATCAGACAGACCAAGTGATGGGAAAATTAAATTGTGTTCTAACGTGTAATCATCTAAATCATCATATTGTTTTCTGCCATTATCATCTTCATCATCACTAAGGAAAGATACAAATTGATCTTGTAGTAATCCATAAGCGACCATACCTAACCAAAGTTTTCTTACTCTCTTTGATCGTCTAGCAGCTGTTAGTAGAGCCATACTTCCTTGTAAAGATGCATTGTAAAATAAATACAAAGAGTTCATAGCAACTTTATCTTCTCCACCTTTTGCAAAGTTTACTGTCACATCTCTCGCTGCTTCGGCAGCTCGTGCATCAGAGAAGCCTCTTTTTTTCAAAGCTGTGAATGTAGCGACACGAACACCATTCTCAACTGCTGTGTTGTAATCATCTAAAAACCTCAACATCTTTTTAAAATTGCCTTTAATAAGACCCTGATTTTTAGTCCCACCAATCTCATTAAGTAAGTTATTCATATTTGCCATTTGATCTTGAACAGTTGACATCATGTTAGTGGCGTTCTTACCACCAGACTTAACAAACTTAATGTATTCTTGTGCCCAATAACTATTGTCGTCAAGCGTATTACTTTTTGTTTTTCTTAAAACATTTCTTATGCCAAGAATTGCTTTTCCTGTATTTAAAGTTATTTCTTTTGTTATGCCTTCCATGTCGTATTGTTGTACGTTAACAAGAGCTGTCTCTAAATCTTTTGCAAGGTTAGGTAATACGAAAGCTGGGTTATAAGTAGTGTTAACACTAGATAGCCATCTGTTTAATTTACCTACCATTCTAATAAATGTATTATTAGTTTGTGGTTCTGAGTGCAGTTTTAAGGATCGAGCTATAGAACTGCTGTAAATGTTTACGTGAACTTCTTGTCCATCTTCTTTAATTGTAAATTGTTGAGCGTTCATTGCATCTTTTTTTGCTTCATAAGCAATAGTTTTAGACATATCTAATGCCAAAGCTTCGTTTATAGCGACAGTTCCGTCTGGTTGTGTTTCTTCTCCTTTAATTAATTTTAAAAATGACAATCCAACTTTATTTCTTTCGCCCCTATCAATTGCTCTTACATTTTGAGCAAGAGCAGAGCCTAATATATTTTGTGCATATTTAAGACCTCTACCTTTAGCAGATCTATCTTCGTTGCCCATAGCACCAAATAAATTTGTTGTTTTTCTTAAAGATTGATTTTTGTCATCTTTAAACTCTTGATCAGAATCCATGTCACCTCTTAATGGAACATAATTTTTAAAATCATTTCTTTTTTCAAAAGTTTCTTTTGTAATTAACCCAGATTCGTATCTTTGAACGTTTGTGTTTTCTGTAATTTCTTTCACAATCATAATTGAGTTAGTAACAGCTTTTCTATTTGATTCATTTAAACTTGCAACCCAATTAAGTATCGCTGTGGCTTCATTAAAAGACATACCTGATCCCATGCCTTTACCATAATCTGTAGTTATTTTGGCATTTCTTTCTTTAGCGTGTCTAGCATAAAGAATAGAATCTATTATTGTCATTAATGGACTAATGCTTGTTTCTAAATCAGATTTAACAAATCCATCCTGTCCTGTTAACTTCGCTGCAGTTGCAGATAGAGCAGACAAATTATTTATTTGATCTTCTGTAACATTAATTTGTTTAATCTCTTCCATTAATGGTTTAATTAAAGTTTTTTCAACTTCATCTAATTTAGAACCCGTAATACCATGAGAGTTTTTTTCTTGCAAAAATGTATCGGCTGCATCAGCAATTGTATAGCCATTATTTCTTAACTCATCCATCATCTTTCCAATAGACTGAAAAGAATCTTGATATTTTGTTACAATTCTGTCAGCAGCTTGTGTAGCAGTTCTGCCAAAAAGAGGTTTAACTACACCAAATGGAGTTTTAATTTTTTCAGGTAATATTCCTAATCCTTTAGCTATAATTCCTGAAAGATTATCGTATCTAATATTTTGTTGTGCTTTTTCTATAGCAATATCATTTTTAATTGCTATGCCTTCTCTTTGAGTTGCTCCAAAAGTGCTTGCTCTTATGCTTGATCGTCTGATCTCAGATTCTCTGGGAGAGATTCCTCCAACTCCGCTGTCATCTCCGGAATCCCTTCCGGATAAATTAGATCTAGATAGTTCTCTCTCGTAACTGGAATTTCCACTGAATTCAGATATTGTATTATCGGGTCTAGCCCAACTTGGTTCTTCAAATCCTGCTGGCGTTGCATTTATAGCCTCCTGTCTAGCTTCGTCAATAGTTAATCTTCCTTCTTTATATCTGTTCCATATGTTCTCAATTTGAGCAACTTTTTGTGGATTAGATTTAAATGTGTTTGTGTATAACCCTCTTATTGCTTCCCATGTAATGGATTGCATTTGCCTAGGTAATACACCTCTGTCATTAGCGGCTCTTGCATAAGCATCTGCTACAAGTCCATAAGTTCCTCTAGACCCACTTATGCTGGAATTAGGTATTGTTCCATATTTAGCAGCTCTTCCCTCTTTTTTGCCTCCAGTATATGCACCAAAGTTATGATCAACTTCTAAAGCTTTACCACTCAATGGTTTAAAATGCGCTGCAGCCACGGCATGAGTGTCTATTGTTGAGTGACCTTCTTTTGAATTAGGAGTAATTAAGTTATTAAAAAAACTTCTAATTTTATGCCTATTACCCATCTGTATAGATATGTTTTCTATTGAGCCATCTTCCATAACTGAAACAGCTTTTGACATTTCAGATAAACTTCCCCACCCTGTCTTCTTAGGGGCCCCTTTACCAGTGAGTGCGTAATTTAAAAATTCTCCTTCTGGAGTAATTATTCTATGACCTCTGTCATTATATGTTTCATCAAAAATTCTAATCCACATAGCTTTGTGAAGTGAGTGATCTAAATTATTTAAAGAAGTTGAGTTTCTACTTGTATTACTTATATGATTAAGAGCTGCTTTATACTTGTCTTTACCAAATATTCTTTTAGCTGTTACCATCATTTCAGGTGTAAATTGTGTATTTCCAAAGTTTTTTGTAATATCTAACATTCTTTCAGACAAAGAAACGTTCATAAACCAATCTTTTTGTGGAGACTGAGCCGACATTACAGCCGCTATTACTTCTGGTTTGTATCCATATTCATTAGAAAATCTATCTATAATAGCTCTTGCGCCATCATACCATTTAGAAGATCGGTTTCTTATTTCAGGATCTATAGAGTCATATATATATAATAGATTGCCTCTCATAGCCTCAATGTAATCTTCAATTATTTCTAAGTCTGAAAAGTTTTCGTAAAGTTTTGTGTTTTCTGAAATATTATAACCTTTAATAAGGTTAGCTGCTTGACTTGCTAATTTTGGATCTTGTCTAATAGCATCACCATTAACAAGAAGAATATCATTAATAGGGTTTTCTAATCTACTTTTAGCAGTAGGAAATCTTGTGCTTATGGTATGCTCTTGTCCAAAGGCCATTACACTAGACCTCATCAATCTAGTCGCATTTTCTCCACGTTTTTGATTAATTTTATCTTTGTATGCCTGAGTGTATTTTTGTGGTTGATAAGTTTGTGGTATATTTAATTCATTAAACATGGCTGCGGTAAAACCACGACCTGAAGATTTGCTCCAATACCCACTTGCCCCTGATTCTTTAATCATTCTTTCCATAGCTGTGGTTATGTAACCTAATCTACCTTCACCACGCATAGGTTGAGCTTGTTTTTCTAATTCTTGATTGGCTTTGGCATTAAATCCTTTTTCATCTTTTGCCCAATCATACATATCGTCATAAGGAACTTCTATTTCATAGATGTTGTCTCCAACATTGTCCTCTGGATTATAACCTTCAGGATCGGCAATATTAATTGCATAGTAATTTCTAGCAGGATATCCACTATATGTTCTTCTGCGCTCCGCACCACGCATGTATAAATTACTTTGTTGTTTTTCTGGGTCTATACTGTTTAGGCCCTCTACAGGAGAGAAGTGCGTAAGTGTTATTGTGCGTTCTTTTGTGACTTGAGGTTCGCTCCTCTCTTGTAATGGTTCGCTCTCGCCAAGTACATCTGTCTGTCCTCTTCCTCTTCCTTCAAGTCCTCCTCTGTCGCTGGAGTCATCTCTTCTATTATTAAATTGTTGACTTCTTCGTAAAGCTTGTTCATTTGTTTCTGCCTCCATATCATTTGCTAAACCTTCTTCCATAACAAAATTAGACAATAATGTTACTTTTTGGTCAGCGTAAACTGTTTCTTCTGCTTTATTCTTACTATTTCTATTTTGTTCTCCTACAGATTCACTGTAGTTTACCCATGAATTTTGTCCTCTTGTTTCTGTAGTCATGGCTTTAGCCGCTAATGGACTATACATTCTTACGTGAGCTTGCCAAGCATTCTCTTCTCCTCTAGCAGAAAATGTAGCTCCTTCTAATCCATGACCAAAATAATCATGAACTATTCTAAATATATCATTATATCTTGCATTTGCACCATCTATAATTTCCCCTGTCTTTTTTAAAAGAGGATTTCTTGAAACATCTTCTTCGGTAAAACCTTCTTTTCCAAATCCAAAATCACTAGGATAAACCCACATATGGTTATTGTTATGCAAATCATTTAACATATCTTTAGCACCATTAGAATATGGCTCTAATTGACCAAGCTTAATCAATTCTACTTTTAACCCAGTTGCTTTTACAAACTGCCATTGGTCAAACGTTTCATCGTTCATAGCATTATAGGATTCAATAACGTCAGGATTATACGGATCATCTATAGCTGAATCAAAATCATTAGCTATTTTTTTGGCTAATTCAACATTTAAGGTTATGTATTTATCTTGTCTTCTTGGAGTTATATTTTTTGATGCTAAATAAGCAGCTTTTGCTTTTTGTGCTTTGTCTAAAGGACCTAAAGAAGAAAGGTGTAAGTTAGGTAATCTTTCTAGTTTGGAGCTTCTTATAGTTTCACTTTGATCAACATCAAGATAATCTCTACTAGTAGCATTTTCTCTAGCCCTTCTACCAATTTGATTTTCTTTATTAGTTGTTTGTATATTTTCAAAGATAGAATCAATATCTTTAAAGCCTTCACTATTATGAGTTGTAAATATGCTTTTAATAAACTTAACTATTTTATCAAATAATGTTTTAGGACGACCTACAATAGACAGCTTTCCTGAAGCGTAATCTCTATACATTTCTGCAATAGCTTCTTCAACAATTTGATCTTCAGATAAATTATTATTATTTTCTGGATTTGAATGCATACGTGTTGCTCTGTCTAAATACGTATACTCTCTTACTTCTTTTTTACCATTAATTATTTTTACATATTTTCTTTTGCTTACAGCATTTTCTAAAGCAACATATTCTTTATTGCTAAATAAACCTAAGTTTTTTAATGCATGTATTATTTCATGGTTCATTACACCAGAAAGTTCTCTTTGCAACTCTAAATCACTCATATTAGGATTGTAAAGTTCCATAGCAAGAGCTATAACTCTTTGCCCATCTTTAGATACATCAAACGTTCCTTCAGTTATTGATGTTGAAGCTTCTCCTAAATTTATAGATCTTTCTAAGTTGTTCTCATCTATAAGATTTCTATCGTCTAAATACACATCAGTTAATCCAACTCTGGCTAACTCTCTTCTTAATGCACTCATAACTCTTTTTTGTTTTAATCTGTATTGTTCAGTTTTTTCTAACTCTGCACTATTATCAAATGCTTTCTTTGCCACATAGTTAGGGACAATATTAGAAGCTTTAATTTTATCTTGCTTTGAATCTATTTTATTAGCTTGGTTTTCTAAATCAAAAGCAAATCTTTGTAGATCAGAAAATTCTTTTGTTAATATTTCTAATTGTTGATTGTATGTTTCGGTTTGAATAGCATCGTCTAAAGATTTACTTTTTAAGTCTTCAACAGTTTTTCTAGCTTCTATATTTTGTTTTGCTAATTCTGTTAAACCTAATGCTTGACTCTCCATGTCAACTTTAGAAGGAGCTTCCTCTACAACTCGAGCTGTATACTTTCCTGCCTTTACTATTTTACCTTTTTTCATAATAGGAGGGGTATATTCTAATGCGCCTTTAGTTAGTAATGTATTTAATACATTATCAGCATCCTCATTGGACATTTTTTCTTTATTAATTCTTGCAGCTATACGTTTAACTTCTGCTCTATTAATAACTTTAGCTTTTAAAATTGTATTGGTAAATTTATTTGCTAATGCTTTCTCTTCTGCGCCTTCTAACTCAGGAAACAAGTCTTCTTTTTTTTGTTGTCCACTAAGTATAGGTTTTTGATTAGCTCTTTCTCTGTTAGCAGACTCAATACCAACAACATCCTCTATCTCTTGTAGTGAAGCGGGGTCATCAACAGCTATCTTTTTACCTAAATCAACTCTAGCTTTTCTAATCTTATAAGCTTCTGCTTCTGGTAAACTAGTTAAATTTACAGGTATATAAGGAGATTTTAATTCTTTAGAGGCTTCTAAAGTTTGATTTGCTTCTTCTTGTTTTTTAATTTCTTTTTGCAAATTAGTTTGATCATTAACAACTTCACCAAAATCAATTAACTTTTGATCTTTATCAAAGTTTTCATCTATAACAATGCCATCTTCTTTTTCTGCAGGAGGAGGTAGTTCTAATACTTTTCTTGAATTAATAAAGTTAGTAGCATTTTGTAATTTTACGCCTGCATCTTTACCTTCTTCTTTTTGATCTTCATCTAATTGTTTATATTGTTTGTCAAATTTCTTTAACTGTCTTCCTCTTATACTGTCTACTATAAGGTTTAGCGCAGCACCTGCGCCACCACCATAAACTGCATCATCATAAGCACTTTGACCAACCTCTAAATCAGGGTTGTACAAATTTTTCTCTATCATATCTTGAACTAAACCAGCAAGTAATTCTTGGCTACCCTCTCCAATACCTGCAATTAAAGATCTTTTTAATTTGCCACCAATAGTTCTTAAAGCCTCATCTACTTTTCCAGCTGGAACTTTTTTAAGTATCCTCATAGCTGTGCCTAAATGTTTTAATAAAGGAACTAAAGGTGCGGCTTCTGATGTTCCTAGTAATCCACTAAGTTGTACAGCATCTCTTTTTGTTTCTTCGTCAAGATCTCCACCACTTTCAATAAAACTAGCTATTCTATTCATTTGATCTTGTGATGTTATTGCAGCACCTTGTGTGGCAGCTGTAGATAACGCTAGTCCACTTGCTAATTTAGCTCCACCACCTAAAACGGAAGCTGTTTTTGCAACAATTGTAGACGGAACCAAAAATGACAATAAAGAACCAATAGCTTGTCCTGATTTACTAGCTACACTGTCATTCATATCAGTAACTTCACGAATATAAGCTGAAGCATCATTAGAAAAACTTTGAGCAGCTTTACCTATGCCTGTTGTGCCAACGTCATATCCTCCTATAGATTCTCCTAAAGCAGTAATACCACCGGGTATTTGAGCAAATGACTGACCAAAACCACCTACAGTTGATTTAGCAAAATCAATAAGCCCACCTTGTGAGTCATCAATTTCTGGTAAAGCAACCTGACCAATGCCATCTTGAGTGTCTATATACTTTTGTATAGCAACATCTTCTTGCTGATTAGGTTGATTGCCTGATATTGCTATAGGATATGTATTGCCTGTACGTTTACTTGTTACATTAATTGTACCCATTAAGAGTTACCTCAAGCTGCTGGATCTAAGTTTGGATTGTACACAGGTATTTTAAATCCACGTTTATTCATATAGTCTAATAAAAACTGTTCTTCAGCTTTGTATTTTGCAAGATCTTCAGGTTTAAGATCTAATAAAACTGAACTAAGATCACCTTGTTTGCCATGTATTTTGTCTCTAACATCATTAAGTTTATCATACGCTTCTTTAGTTGTCATTATGCCTTTGCTTGATGCTGTTTTTAACTTTGCTCTGGCATTTATCAAGCTTGTAACTCCATCACTATATCTTTTTTGAGAATCTCCAAGTGTTTTTAATCCTGTATTCATTGCTTCACCATAGCCTTGTTGATCCATTAGATTTAAACCAACTTGAGCCAATGCCATGTATCTATCAAAATCCCTATCCTTTTTAAGTTCTCTTTGAAGATCTAATATTTCTTGTTCAGTAGAACTAAGACTTGTACTTGGAGATCCATCAGCAAAAGTATAATTAGATTTTTCAGTTTGTGAATTAGTTTTAATGTCTTTAATTTGATCACTATTTTTTATTTTAGAAGACATATTAACATTGTTAGAAGCGCCAAAAAGTGTTGAAGCTGTATTAGCACCTTCACCTGCAGCAATTTTATCTTGAAATTTTTTAAATTCTTCTGCGGTTAATTCAGGTGTGTTTGCTCCTGCGTTAAATTCAAGATTTTCACCTACATAGTTAACATTTTCTGGTGTAATTAAACCTTTTAAAACATTGTTAAATTTATTTGTGTCTTTAAAAGTAGTGGATTTAGGCTGATCTTCATCTTTAATTGTATTAATACTATTAAATAAATTGTTTTGTACAAAATCTTTTTCCTGTTGTGACATAAGATCTAAAGTTTTTTGATCAACATTTTTACCCATATTCTCTCCGACATTCAAATCATAATCTGCTGACTGTTTAACTTTATTAGAAAGAATTTCTGAAAGATTAGGTCTTGGTTTATTTTGTTCTAAATCGTTTTGTAATTTTAATTGTTTTAAATAAGCCAACTCTCTTGTGTTTTGAGGTATGCTATCAATAGTAAAATCAGGCCTTACACCTTTTGGCACATTGCTTTGACTTTCATTTCTGTTATCAAGATACTCTCCACTACCTTGACCTAAAGTTCCTTGGGAAAGATTAGATGTTTGTCCTCTTGAACCATAGTTTCCTGCTTGCGGATAAGACACATCAACTCCAAGTTCTTCGCCTCCACTATTATCTCCAAGTTCTTCGCCTCCACTATTATCTCCAGACAAAGAATCAATACCAGATAACAACTCATTTACTTTAGTAACATCTTCTGTTTTAGATGCTGCTATTCCTTTATTAATAAGTTCAGGACTTGTATCTCCTGTGTATCCTTCAAATTGTGCCATAGCAGGTATCAACGCTTGTTTTACTGCATCATTAGAAAAATCTACAGGATCATCAATTCCAACACCTAAAGCTCCTGCTACCATTTTAGCATACTGCTCATTGTTTTTATTATTATCTGCTGCCGGTGCATATCTACTAATAAAATCTCTAACAGTTGATATACCTTTATCAGCGTAAGTGTTTGATAATCTAGACATAGCTCTTAAACCAAACTCTGGAGATGCATATGTAGAGTAACCTGCATTTTCTCCTGTCTCTCCTATAAATCCAGCTTTCCTTATATTGCCCGGATTATAATTTCTATCTGCTAATGAAGCTCCATTGGCAGCTTTAATAATGCCACCCTCTGCATACTCTTCTACATTGCCGCCATTCTTCATGGTTTGCGGCATCATTGCTCCAATGCCACCTGACTCTGCGCTTTGAGGGGCCATAGCCTCAGACATACCCATCATTTGATTTTGAGGTACACCAGCAGAAGCAACAGTATCTTGAGCAACAGTTTGTTGTGTGCTTGCCTGTCTTGCTTCAAAATCACCTTTAACTCTTTTTCTTCTATTAAGTTCTGAAAGCACAAGAAACTGTGGAGCACTACCACTTGGTTGTTGCATTTCTTTAACTAATTGATCTTGAGAGAAATTTTTAAGACTATCTTGTACTTCTATTACATTCATCATAATCCTGAAATTCCTTTATATAAACCAAGTCCGGCTATACCTGTGCCTAACAAATCTTTAATTGGATTGTATTGTTGAAACTTACTTGTCTCTGTGCTTGGCTGAACTGGCACACCTCTAAGTATAGAAGATAAAAATGTAAGGTCTTCTCTAGGCATGTCTCTTTGTCTTACAAAGTCCTCATAACTCACATCAAGTCCTGCTTGCTCTCTTGCTTGTCTATCTTTTCCTATTTTTTCTAGTAACTGAGCTGACTCTATGTCTCCCGCTCTTGCCTTCTCACCTAACTGAGCTAACATTTTACTTTGTTCAGTCATAGCATCTGCTGCTCCAAGACCCATTTTTTCCGCAGAAAATTTAGCATCTCTATCTGCTCCAAATTGTTGTTGGGCTGATTCAAAAGCTTTTTGTTGTCCTTCAGCTTGTATCCTTTGCATATCTCTTTGAAGACCTTGGCCAGCTAAAGCTTGTTGAACTCCTTGCCTAGATCCGCCAAAAGCTCCAGCTTGTTGAGCTGCAAAATTACGATCACCTTGGCCTCTATCAAAATCTAAAAGAGCTTGGCTTTTTTGAACATCTAATACATTTTGTACATATGGAGACATATATTTTTTAGCTTGAGCTGAGTCAAACATTTCAGGACTAAAATTCATTCCTTGTTTAGTTCTGGCCATAGCCGATGATAACCCTGCATTAGCTGCGTCAAATCCGGGCATACCGGCTTCTGCTGTTTTTCTAGCTAAATCTCTAGATGCAGTTATATCAGTATTTTCATTAGCTAACCTTTGGCCTGTATAAGGAGTATAGTCTCTCTTAGATTCAGACTCAGCTCTTTTCATCATATCAATTGCATATGGCTCAAAGTATTTAGGTAAACTAGTTTGAGTTATATTTTGCTCTGTTTGCTGCTGTGGCTGACCGCCTCCACCTTTACCCATTATCTATCTCCATTTTGTAAGCAATATAATCAGGTTTCCAATTATATTTTTTTAAAACTCTCATCCATGCTTTTCTACCATAACCTTCTAAATGAGTGCAGTCACAGTCTTTTGCAAATTCTGTTAATTTTTTCATAGCTACAGGCATCCATTCTGACATTTTGCTACCACCAATCCAATCCATAGCTAATGATTTTTTATTTGGATATGATATTATACGAGTTGTAATTGCAGCCACTACTTTACTTTCTTCATTATTTTCATCTATAGCTAACCATAAACTATAAACACCATTTTCTAAATCACGATAAATATCATCAACGTGAAACCTACCGCTACTAGTTGCCACTGCTTTAGCCAGCATGTAAGCGACATCTTGCCAAACAATATCTAAAGCTTCTCTAGGAACTGCTGTAAATATCATACAGGTAACATCATCTCTTCAGGCACTGCAGGAGGCTGTGTTTTCCCCCCTGTTCTCATTTCTCTAACTCTATCCATCATATCATAAAGCTTGTCTGATCCTGAGTCAGAAGATCCATTTCCTATACCGCTTACAACATCAGCAGGAACAACAAATTCTCCATCACTTAATAATACATCTTGTTCTTTTCCTAAAGATGCAGGAACCATATCAGCCATTCCATCTCCAGCTCCTTTAATCATTCCGTCACCTTCTGTAGGAGCATCATTAATTTCACCTGATTGAACTTTTGAAACTAAATCTTTTAAAGCTTCTTGACCAAACTGAGTTACAAACTGTGCAAGAATAACTTGTTGTTGCGTTGAATCAATTATGTCTCCTTGAATAACATCTATAGCACTACTAATAAGCTCTTTGTCATTCATGCCGGATTCTTTCATGCCACCTATACCCATGTCCATTGCTGCTGGGTCTTGTAGATCTCCACCTTCTGCATAGTTTTTAGCTATATTATAATCAAACTCTCCGCCTGCACCTCCAGCATCATAACCATAATCAGGAAATAAAGATGTATTTTTAATAGGCATTCCTCTTGGAGCAACAAAATCATCTTCTTCTTTTTCTTTAAATGGAGGAGGAGCTGCCATAGAAGCTGCAAGCCCAGCTCCCATTGCTTCTGGTCTTGTTAAACCTTGCATAAATGTTGGTGGAGCGGTATTAAAAGCTCCTGCATTAGCTAAAGCATCTGTATTTATTCCGCCTATACCAGACATACCCGGATTTGTCATTTGAGGGCCTGTCATGTTTCCTAAAGCATTTGAAGTTCCCGGCATACCACCCATTTGTCCACCAAGATATCCACCAATGCCACCCAAAGCCGCAGCTCCTAAAGCATCTTTGCCAGAACCACCTTGTAAAAGAGAGCCTATCCCAGATCCCATCGCACTTGCTAAGAAAGGCATTGATTGCATTGCAACGCCTAAAGTTCCTGCAGTGGCCATAGAAGAACCCATTAAACCTAGTATAGCTGGTAACATATTACGCTCCTATATTTTTCATTCTTTGAACCAATCTTTCGGCTCTGTTTGGCACTTGTCTATACCATTTTGAATCGGTCATCTCTATAGATGCCTTTTCCCAATCACTTTTATCCACAGCTGCTTTTAGCTTACTAAATTTTGACAGTCTTGTGTAGCCTAAATTATACATCATATTACATAAGATCATTTTTGTTTCTTCAGGCAAGCTGTAAAAGTTTACGTAAAGTTTTTCACAGTCTTCCACAGTTCCTTGTATATCATCATTAAAGCAAGAGTTAATTCTTTTTCTACTTACTGGGGTGCCTACTGGCATACCATATTCAGGATCATTCTTTTTAACCAAATGTCCAATTCCAAAAGTTTCTAATTTTAAATGATCTAAATAAATTTCTTCTACATTACCTTCGTCAGATTCTATTTCTTTTCTTAATTTACTTATATCCATATTGTTATCTCTTCTTTATTATTTTAGTTAATGTTTTGGCCTGACCTGCATGTAACTTAGATGCTTTGTTAAGACCTTTAATAACTTTTTTAACTGTTGATTTGTTTTTCTTTTTCATTATTTCCTCTTTATCATTTTCATTGCTT